ACAACTGATGTAGCTGGTCTTGAAACCTTTTTAACAATAGGTATTGAATTAGACCATAAGGCACTACCAGTTGTATTTTGATATCTTAATTCATAATAACTTAAATCTAATACATCAACAGCAGTCCAACTTAAAAAAGCATCTAGTCCTACAATATTACAAGAAAAGTCAGTCACATCAGGTGGTGGATCAGATAATCCAACAACAGTATGATCTGCACTTATAGTTGAAGAATTAACTCCATAAATATTTACACCTCTTGCTCTTACTTGATAAGTTGCTCTATCAATTACATTTAAAAATTCAAATTTTGTTCTAGCACCTCTACCTATTAATTTAAAAGTATCACTAACAGCTACACCTTTTGCATCAGTAAGTTGTTTTATTTCTACTTCATATATTTCAGTAAAATTATCTGTTGCTTCTGTTAAATTTATTACAAGTTTTACAATTACAGTACCATCATTATAAGAAACAAGTTCATCAGATAATGCTATTGCCTGTGGTGCAGATACAGTATTTGCTTTAGGTAAATTAGTTGCTTTACCACTTGATACAGTTGAATAACCTGATGTGTTAAAATTATAAATTTCAGGTGCAGTTTCTTTAAACTGACAAGATATTTCTAAAGCACCCTCATCATTTGATAATTCAAAGTTCCAATCATGTACTTGAAAAGTTTTATTACTAAAACCCATTCTTGCGTTTGTTATTTGTACAGTATCTCCTACATCTAACTTAAATGCAGTCATATCAAAATTAGCTGATATTGATATTTGTTGTCTTACTTTTAATAATTGTATTTTTGATAACCTTTGACACATTCTACTAGAATTAGTGTAGGGATAATCAAACTCTGCATATATTCTTTCATTATTATCTTCTGATTGAAAAGTTGAATCAGTTAAAATAGGATAATTTTGTGGTTGATAATCATTTGCTGGTTCTGAATATAAACCTTTTACTGCATTAAATAATTCTTTTTTACTTACTCTACTGTTTATAGATATACCACTTCTTAAATTATTTTCATTTAAAGTGACTACTGGACTTAAATAAGTACCTGGAACTGTTTTAAACATTCCATTACTGTAAATTAAACTTCCACTAAAAGATGTTAATAAATTTTCTATAATTACTTTAGGACTTTGTGATAAAATAAAAGAACCATTACAAGTAAATCTTTTTTCTGTTCCTGATGGATTAGTGACTGATACTGTTTCATCACAAGTATTTGCACTTGCTATAAAATTTGTATCATTAATTTCTACATCTCCAGTTTGCATTCCATAGGTAGTATCTTTTAAATAATCCCTTGTAGCTAAAACTGGATTATCTGAAAAAGTAGTAAAATTAAACTTTTGTGTGGTACTTCCAGATACAGATGTTAAACTTATAGCAGTACCATTTAAAGCATTTGAATAATTTGTAGCTAATTTAATATTATTATCATCAGATTTAATTACAAAGTATTCTGTGCTGTCTGAAAGCCCACCAATAGCAGTATTTCCATTAATATTATATTTTGCTCTATCAAATGTTTTTAATCCATGCGAATTAATTTGAATAGTATTATTCGTTGTACTAACTGTTCCTGATGAGGCAGTAAAACTTGTTGCTCTAGGATCAAATAATTTTTTACCTTTTACTATTGCAGATATATTAGGAACACCATTAGGATAAACATCTGAATCAAAATTTAGTTTAGCATATATATATGCCTTTCCTTGTATTCTATGTGCAGTAGTCCATTGCGGTACATCAGAAACTAAATTAGCATCAGCTAATTGATCTACATTACCTAAATGTTTTTTAATTCTTAATTTTCCATTATATTGATCGCTACCTGTTGGTGTAAAAATAGGAATACCATTACTATCATTAGAAGTCGTTTCCAAACTAACTACATCATCATTTAAAAGAATAGAACCTATATCATCAACTTCGTGTCCAGCAACAACAATTACTATATGTAAAAATTCATTTGTGCTTGAAGTTGTTTCAGCATAAACAATAGTACCACCAACTCTAGTTTCTCCATAAATTATTCTATAAGGATTGGTTGGACTTTTAGCACTAACAGTTATTCCACTTTCAAGAGTAGTACCAAAGTTTGGCGGATCAATTTTAGGTGCTAGTTTTTGACCTATAACTCCACCGATAATAGAACTACCGACAGAGATTAATGCTCTCATGCCAAGTTTTCCAAAATTTATTTTACCAAAACTTCCAGCAAATGCACCTGATTGTACCAATACAACAGCAATAGCAACAACTGCCACAACAGCAATTACTTTCTTAACACTACCACCAGCTTGTGTTATCTGACCTTGATATTCATAAGAATCTTCTTCTATGATATTATCATTTTTATCATAAACTATTTTTTTATAAATTTTCACTATTCAATTCTCCAAGCTATTTTACATTCTTTTTTTGGTAATATTGCTATTTCTTTTTTCCAGTTAAACATTACTGATTCTCCTATACATATTCCTAATGTACCCTCTAAATCAGTTTTATCTTTATAATAAAAAACATCTCCTTTTTGTGCTTTATCTAATTCAACAGTTTTAAAATTATTTTCTTTTGCTATCTTTAAAGCTATGTCTAATAAATCTTTACTTTTAAAACTTTTAATAATTTTTTTAGCTTCCTTAATGTTTTTATATTTTTTATTAAAAACTTTTTTACCAGTTATGGCCTCTATACAATCAATAGTAAAAGTGACACAATCATTTTTACCATGTTTAAAAATTTCTTTTTCTTTATAATTTTGTATTACCTTTTCTAATTTACAATCCCAATTATCAACACGCATTAATTGGTTTTCTTTCCCCATATAATTTCTTTATCTTGTAGGTCAGGTATAAATTCAAAACCTAAATCATTAGGAAAATCAATTTTTTGATCTTCAAAAGTGTACATTCTGTTAGCTGGTTTTTCAAAAGTGACCAATCTACTTTCTAACTTTAATTGTATTACAGTTGTTTCCATACCCTCTGATATGTTTAAGACATCCATATTACCTTTAAATAAAGTATATACATCAGCTACAACATTATTAGAGGTATTAAACAAACCTAAATAAATAGCACCTTTTCTGTTTGTATAATTTGCACTTAAAGCAGTTGATATTAAACTTGATTTTATTCCAGCCAAAGTTAAAGTCACACCACTCATTGATAGTGTATCACTTTCCTCAATTTCAGACATACCTAACATATCTCCAGCACCAGTAAAAGTTTTAGATGAACCTCCAGCAGTCATAGTTAAATTCCCATAACCATTCCACATTCTTAAAGTTCCATCACTAAATTCTAACTCAACACCAACAATAGGTTTAACTACCGAACTTGTTATTGCATTGTTAAAAGCTGTTGTAATACTTCTTGCCATTATTCTTTAATAATTATTTTTTTAATTGATTTTTCGCCCATGTAAATTTCTATTTCTGCTTTAGATTTAATACATTGATATTGAACATTAGCATTATAAACTCTTTGAGCAATTCTTTTACCTTTTAAACATTTTGACATAGACTCTTGTATTCTATGTTCCTTAATTTCTCCATTAACAATCATTAGTAAAGCTATAACTGTTTCTATCATAACATCTTACCTTTGTTAATACCCTTTTTAATAATGTAATTTTGAGTACCATTAGCACCAATATTAACTTCTTTTTTTAAATTTTTGATTAAACTGATTTGTTTATTTTTTTTTTGTATTTCTTTTTGATGTTCTAATATTTGTTTGTTTATTCTTCCTGTCATTTTTACCTCTGCTAATTTTATATAAATAGTTTGATACACCTGCACACAAATTATCTAATCCACCAAAAAATCCATATAAAAATTTATCTAACATTAGTGTGTACCATTACCATTTAATCTTACTTTATCTTTTAAAACTTCTAATTGTGCTGATAGTTTATCAACATCTTTAATTAATCTTTCTATATTCACTTTGTTGTTCATCATACCATCTACTCTTTCTGTAAGTTTTTCAACTTCAACCAAAGTATTTTCTATAAGAAGATATTGTTCGCTATCTGCTGGAAGTGAACCCATTTCTCCTCTTGGCCACTTAATTCTAAATTCAGTATTTTCCTCAACATCAGAAATCATTAACTTACCATTTGTTTCAATATTGTTTAGTCTTTCAATAATTCCAAAGTATGCCCAAACTGCTACTGCTACTGCAATAATAATAGAAATTAAATTTCTTAAAGGTAATTGTATATTTGTATTTTCGCTTACTTTCATTTTCTTCTCTTTTTATTCATTCCCATATAATGATCTCCAGGTTCATAATCCCATCTTTTACCATGATGACCTCTTATGTCTGCATAAAACATTCTTAGTTTTACTATAATTTTTCTTATACTTCTACTCATTCTGGTACTGGCATTTTATAATCTTTAGGTGGTAATAAAATTTTATCTCCCATTATCTTAACATCTGGATTTTCTTTTTTATAATCGTCTTTCATATTATCCCAAAGACTTTTATCATCTGATGGTCTAGTATTATCTCTTGTTGGTGTTATACCTCTACATTTCATAACTAATAATCTAAAGTTTTCATTGTAAGCAAGACTAGGATTATTATTAACTCTACCACACATCTTCATCAATTCTAATTGTTGTTTTAGTTTTACATTTTCATTTATAGTTTTGCAATCTACACCTAAATATTTTCTGTAAGTAAAACTTAATCTATAATTTTCACTGTCACCATCATAATTATTGCTGTCACTATAATGTCTATAATCATAATTTCTATCTTCTTTTTCTACTCTAGTTTCAAAATCTCCACATCTTGCACCATACTCGTTAAGATATTCGTTTCTTGCGTGTGCTGGTTTTACAAATAATGCTAATAGAGTCATCAATATAATCAATAATCCTGTAAAGTAATAGTTCATCTTGGCAATCTCCATTATTCATAAATCCTTATCTGTTTAAATCCTTAATATCATAAGAGTGTTCTCTAACTTGATCTGCTAAATTTCTATATAAATTTTCTGCCATCTGCCAAGTTGATTCAGCAGAAGTTAATCTTGTATTCATATCTGTTAATTCTTTTTGTGCTACTTTTAATTCGCTTTCTAATTTTATAATAGTGACTTTACTTTCATTAATAGTTGTTGTTAAATTTAAAACATACTTAACAGAAGTAAATCCCCCAACTACTATTGAAGCAACTACTGGAATAAAAATAAAATTTTTTTTTAAAAGGTCAGCAAAGTTCATTATAATACCTCACTACAAGCAAAAGATATTCCATAAACACTAACTTGGTTTGTATCCCAATTAAATTCATTACTATCTAATCTCATAATAGTTGTTGTATTTGAATAAAGAACTGTTGTATCATCATTAATAGTTTCTATTCCTGATCTTAATGATGGTTCTATTTTAACATCAGCTTGTCCTGATCCATTACTTGTAGCATTTTCAATAACCATATAAAGATAAGAATTAATTTGTATATAATCTCCAGCTTTAAAAACATTACTTGTACTATTAGCAAAACCATCTAAAGCAACTTGATTGCCTGTTTGACTTGCACCATTAACTCTTATAGTTCCTGTTGCTACTCCTTGAATAGTTTTTCTATCTTGATCGCCTAATTTAAAAGTTCCTCGTCTTCCTCTTAATGACATAAAGAAAGCCAACCATGTCGCCGCATTATCTTTTTTCATAGGTGGTAAAGTCATAGTCGTTCTCCATTGAGAACCCTCATGTTCAAATGTTTGTTGTTGTAAAGTAAAAGGAGATTCTGTGACAGCTACAACTCTATTCAATCCCCAGTTCTGTGTTCTAACACCTGTGACTGTTGGTAAAGTCAAAGGATATGATGGTGTAAATACTGCCATGATTAACTACCGAATGCCTTACTAAATTTTCCACCTCGTTGCTTGGCTTCCGCAACTGCTTGGACTGTTGATTGTTGAATAGCTGGAAGCATATTCATAACTTCTGCTCTTACTGTATTAGTGACACCAACAGCAAAGTTTAAATTTTGAGTGACATTAATTCCACCACCTCCACCACCTACCATTTGTTTTGTGTCAGAATTATTTTTAATTGTTCCTGCTGTATTAGGTACAAATAACTCTGGACCTCTTTCTCCAACTAAAGATGGTTTATTAGTTTGTATAGTTCCACCAGAAGCATGAGATCCACCTATATCTACATCACTACCACCAGTGACTGCACCAACAACACTTTTAAAAATTCCACCTACACTTAAACCACCTTTTTTCATTCTTTCTTCTATTTTTCTTTGAATTTCATCTAATACCATTACTTTAAATATCATTTTTTGTAATGCTATAACCATTTCTAAAAGAATAGATTTAAAATCTAATGTACTTAACTTACCTCTGACCATAGCATCATTTATTTTTTCTCCAACTCCCACAAATATTTGTCCAGTACCTTCTGCTATTTTATTTAATTCTTCTTGTTTTTTTCTTGCTTCTTCAAATATTCTATTTCTTTCAGTAATACCCTCAATAGATTTTAATAATTCTGCTTGAATTGCTCTTTCTGCTTCAACACCATCACTACCTATTTTTTTTCTTAATTCATCTTCAACTTTTCTTAAATCGTTTAAATTTTTAAGTTCTCGTTGTGTTTTACCCATGTCCTGTATTGCTCTATCAGTATTTCTTTTATGGGTCTTTTCGTTTGATTCTCTTATTTTACCTAAATCTGTTTCTTTTTTGGCTTCTTCTTCTTTAGATTTTTTCTTTGCTTCATCTCTGATTAAATCTCTTTCTTCTTGAGATCTTAACACTTCTAACTGTGCCATATGTTCAGAAATTAATTTTTGCAATTCAGCATATCTTTTTTGGTCGCCAGTCATAGCACCCTCATTTAAGACATTACTTAAATCATTTTCTATATTTAAAGACTCCATTTCAGTTTTCATTTCTTTAATAGAATCTGTGACTTGTTTTATTGTAGTTAATTTTTTTGCCTCTAAATCAACATCTCCGAATGCTTTTGCTAGAAAGTTCATAGCAGATGTTAAACCATTAACTATTGCTGTACCAAACTTACTTCTTTCAAAAAATATATCTAAATTTTCTTTTAAAGAATCTACTGCCCCAGCTAAACCAGTTGCGGCTTTAACACCAGCACCACCTACTTGTTCGTCTAATGCTTTTAATATAATTCTTTGTGCTTCTGCTTTTCTACCAGTCATAGTTAAGACTTTAATCATCTCTTTTTGTGCATCAGTAAAAGAAACACCTACTCTTCTTAAAGCACCTAAACCAACGATAGGGTCTTCAAGAGCTTTACCTAATTGAGTGGCACCTGTTTTAACACTTCCAAAACCTACTTCTGCTAAATCTTGTGATAACCTTAAAGCATCTCTAAAAGTATCTCCTGTAATAGATTTAAAGGTAAGCATTATTCCTGCCGCATCTCTAACTTCTCTAGTTGAAGCCAAAGTTGCTATTCCTATTTCAGTAGATAAATTTTCTATTTCAGTTAAACTTAATCCTGCCGCATTACCTGTTGCTTTTAATATTCCTTCAAGTTTCAACATTTGTGTTTCTACTTGTGCAACATTTTTTACTAATTTGGTAAATGCTAAACCTAGACCAACTACAACTGCTGTAAATCCTAATGCCAAAGGACTTACTCTACCTATAATAGCACCGATAGCAGATATTCTACCAGCTACTGGACCAAGTGGACCTTGTACTGCCGCAATAGAACCAGCAGTGTTTTGAAATGCTTTTTGAACACCTTTCATTCTGTCTTGTGTTTTCTTACCAGCTTTACTTACTTTAGTTAAACTTGTACTCGCTTTTTGAATATTAGTTTTAAACTTTTGTGCATTAGCTATAAGTTCTACTCTGATAGTTGCTAAATTTGATGCCATAATATTAATCTGGGAACTGTTTCATAAGTTCCTCTAATTGTTTGCTTTGAGTTGGTTCTGTTTTTTTATTTTGACCTTTAGATAGTTTATAACCCTCTAAAGCTGATAAAAATTCTGTTATTGATAAATCCCAAAATACTTTGGGGGAGAATCTTAATACACCAAGACCTATTTCTAAGTATTGCTGGATTGGGTATCTTTCTGCTCGTTCTCCCCCTGAACTAAAGGGGAATCTGATTCCTTTTTATCTCCGACAAATAATGTCATTAGTATTTCTGAACATAAAATAGCAACCTTTAATAATCCATCTTTAATAACCATTTCTCCTACTGCTGATTGGACAAATTTTCCACCAGCACCTTGAAGTGCTTCGTGCATTACAATAACTATGTCTTTCATAGAATAATTATTGTTTCCCATGCTATTAGTTATATCAAGAATAGATTTTCCTGTTCTATTTTCTATATTCACTATTGATTCAAAGGTAAGTCGAAAAGTTCTTTCTTTATCTCCAAACTTACCTTTGATTTCGCCTTTATACTGATTCGCCATTTATGGTGTCCTTTTCTATTAATTGTTCTATTTCTGTTTTTTCTTTTGGCTCAGATTTTTTAAGTTTTTTCATAGTTTTGTTTGCTCTAACTATATCACTTGTTTTTGGATTTTCACAAGTTATCTCTGCTCTACTTGTAAATACCTGAACCTTTTGAACAATTAATTCTTCTACACCAATAATGATTTTATCGTAGGGTTTAATAGGAATATCACTTCTTGTTTCAACAGTTATTACACCCTTTCTCGTGACCTTGTAAAAACCATTATAGGACTCGCCTTGAAATTTTATTTCTACCACTTTAAACCCATCTGTATATTCCATTTTATATCCTTTTACTAATTACGCATTAGTATAAGTTATAGTACCACTTGATTCAAGAGTTAATGAATAAGTTTCTTCTCCATTATATTCTCCTGCTCTTTCGTAAGATGTAATTATAAATGCACCTTTTGCTGATGATGTATCTGCAAAGATTAAATCATAATTTACCAAATCTCCACTAAATGCAGTTGTTCTTGTTGTGTTTTCTGAAGCAGAGTCTATAAAAACTCCACTAGCAGATATAGACATACTTCTTACACCACCATTGGCTAATAAAACTCTACCAATATCATTTCCTGCTGTTGCATCAAATGGTGTTGATTCTTTTGTAGTTATATCTACTGTTTCTCCATTAATAGACATTGATGTACTTCTCATTCCACCTAATGTCACTGGTGATCCTGTGCTATTATCTTTCAATAAAAATGCTGAACCTTTTTGTGCCGCCATGTTATTTCTCCTTGTTTATTTTAATAATTGTTTATATTTAATTTGTCAATACAAAGACTCTAAATCTTTGCATTCCATGTGTTGTAAGCCCATCAGATTCTTTTATAATGTCTGAAAATTCAAACCTCATATTATTACTGGCTCCTGAAACTGATAAACTTGATTCGTGTAATACATCATATATTAATGACATAATTTCTTTTATTTCCTTACTTCCTCTATATCTTGAAAAAGTATGAACAATTAGGGTAAAATCACTTCCCTTTTTGTCTTTCGTACCATCATCTACCATTGTTTGATCTCCGACCTTAACATAGGGAAAAGATGTGTTCTCTGGAACAAAATCATAAATATTATTTCCACCTAACTTTGTTGTTAGAGGATTGTTGCCTATCAAGGCATTATATACTGTTGTTTGTAATTCAACTGAATAATTACTCATTTAACTATTTCTCCAATTTTTTTTACTACTCTTTTAAATGTTGCTTCTAAAATAGGTTTTTTACTTTTTTCAAAAGCTGGTAGCATAAATGGTCTTGGTTGCATTTTACTTGTACCATATTCTAAAAATGCAGAATAATTTGCACCACTTTCAACTTCAACAGTATCTTTGTTTTTTTGTCTTACTTTAATTTTACTTACTAAATTTCCAGTATCACTTGCTGGTGCTTGACCTGGAGCAGATGCTCTATGTGTTCTTCTAGGATTATATTTTTCATATACTATTCCTGATTTAGCACCACTTTGAATACTTTTAACTGCTTCTCCTCTAATTAATTGTGCACCACCTTTAACAATTTCTTGAAAATCAGGTTCTAACTGTTTATCTAAATTTTTTAATTGAGATAAAACTTTTTTAATATTACTGACTTTAAGATTAATTTGCATTATGTACCTACATTTTCTATTGCTTCAATAGTAATATAATTTTTAAAATCGTTTTCATCATTTATTTTTATTATATCAAAACTTCTTGTACCAAATAAGATACGCATAGCAGTAGTTATGCCATCTCTATATCTAATTAAAAATTCGTATGTATGTGGGTTCTCAACTTGTCTTCCTGTTTTATCAGAAAATATTTGTTTGCCACTTTTTGGTGTCATTTTAGCAAACGCAGTTATATGAGTTGATCTTCCTGTTGTATAACCACCAATATTATCAGTAGTTAAATTTGTATTCTGTATTGTTATTTTATTTCTTAACTTTCCTATATTAGATATACTCGGCATATTATCCTCCTAATATATTATTTAATCTTATAACTCTATATGGTTGTAATAATTGACCTACTGTATAAGGAATAGAATTTACACTCATTGATGTGACCATTTCTCTATTTTCGTATAAGTGAGTTGTTAATAATTTAATCGCTTGAATTATTGGTGTTGGTACATCACTTGCGTTAGCACCATAACCTGCAACATATTGAACTTCATAAGCATTAGCTTGTCTTAATTCTGTTAATGTTGGCCAACTAACTCCATTCTTTAGAACTACTCTAGCCGAAGTAGAATCTACATCAGCAAAATAATTACTTGCCGCAAAAGTTGAAGCAGTATTATCATTAGAATAATATTTTACATGTGTAATACTAGCAACTGGTGGTTTAGGGAGAACTATATAATCTGCACTAACATTTAAATCAGGTGCAGTATAAACACCCTCCCTTAAATTTTCATCTCTGTAATAAGGTAATCTATCTAGAAATAATTGTAAGGTTTGTTGAGTGATTGCTCTACCAGTATATTCTTCAACATTGTTTTGTGCAACTTTTATAAGTTCGCCAATCAATGTATCATCATCATTAAAATCTACTCTCATAAAAGATTTTTGTTCTGATGTAGCTACTGCACTGGTTGTCCAAGCTGTTTTTACTTTTAGTCCACTCATTGTTTAATCCTTATTTCTTTTTGCCAAATATTTTTTTAACAATACCTTTTGTTTTCTTTTCCATTTTAGTCACAACTTTTTTAGTTGTTTCTACCATAGATTTTTCTGCACTACCATCATTCAATAACATAGTTGCTATATTCATTCTATTTGTCATATCATAAACTTCGCCACTCTTATAAATCATAGTCACAGAACCCTCTGCATTAGCACTTGCTTCTAAAGTTGCTTTCATTTTTATTTTCATAACTTATTCCTCCTTGTAAATTTTGTAAGAGTAGGGGAAGTTCTACTCTCGCTTTCCTCCCCCTACAATATAATCTACTAATGTAGATTAATTTTATTATTGGTTGGCGTCAGAAGTCACAGGTGCACTTATAGGTGTACCTTTTGCAACTACTGCCCCATAGATTGAACCATTAGAGTGCGTTCCTACTACATCAATTACTACTCTGATGTAATGTTTGCCTCCAACATATCCAATTCCATAAGTTTTACCCATTTCACTGTTTGCGTCTATCGTCATAAAAGTTCCTGAAGAATCAACAGTTCCACCAGTCACATCTGTATTAGAAGTGACATCTGTGTAAGTTGTATCATCATCAGAATGTTCTATTTGCAAGTTTGTTTTAACAGTTGAACTGAAAGTATCCCCATTAGTACCACAATTAACAATCAATGCCGCAGAACTGAAACCTTGTAAATTAATACCAGTTCCATTAACATCAGCAGTTTTAACAATAGGTGCTAACGAAGTTTCTAATTTAATATTATTTTTTAAATCAAACATTTTCTATATCCTCTCTATTATTATGTTGTTATTGTTGTAAGAGCTTCTGGTAATATTACTTGACCACCAACTCTTCTTCTTGCTAGGTATCTAACATTTCCACTTGCGGCTTGAGTAAATGGATCTCTCATAATTGAAAGATTTACTCTGTCCACGATCATATAACCTCTTCTGAAGTCACCGAATAATACTGGTTTTGTACCACCAGCAACATTTGGCATATCAGTAGCTTCTACGATAGGGTGTCCTAAAATATTAGAACCTACACCCATCTGATATAATCCAGGTTGGAAAATGTATTGTCCGCCACCATCTTTAAGTTTTCTTACAGCTGAAACAGTTGATCTGTTCATAACATATGTTCCATTTCTGCCATATTCTGCCTTAACATTGTGTGCCGCACTAATCATAGAATCTCCATCAAGAGCCGCACCACCTTTCGCAACATTATTTACATTTGCGTTAGTTAGTAGACCTTGTGGTTTTCCTATTGCGTTTCCAGATACGAAAGCATTTCCTTCAGCTTTTGCAAATTGCTCTACAAACTCTGCGTTCATTTCAGATTCTAAATTGAAGACTGAATCTTCTAATTCTTGTTCTGAAATATCTACTAAAGCATACAGTTCGTGTGCAGGAATTTCTTCTAAACCAACTGAATAACCAGTTGTTTCAGCTCTTGCACCTTCTTCTGCTACCCATTGTGCCGCAAATTCGCCAGTTCTTTTAGGAACTTGAACACTTCTGTTTGTAGTAGTTCTAACTCTTGCTATTGATCTGATCGGCGAGTACTCAACGATACCTTTGATTATTTCTCTCACATACTCAGGTGGAGCAAGATAACCAGCAGTATTGTCATTAGACACAGTAAGAACTTTAATTTCTTCTGGTGCTAAAGAGTCTTTGCCTTTTCTTAACCATTTGTCAAAAACTTGAACAGCTTTTGATTCTACTGGAGAACCTTTGCCGAAATCAGGTCTTGATATAATAGTTTCTAATCTAGCCATTGCTTCTTGATTTGCTTTTGTTGAATCAGCTTGTGCTTTAACATTCTTTTCCATATCAGCATATTTATCTAAATCACTTTCGATTTTTGATAATTTTTCTTCTGTGATAGGATCAGAGCTACCTTTAGCTTCAATCTGTTTCAATCTTTCATCATTTGTATTTTTGAAAGATTCAAAAGTTTTACCAAGAGTTTCAACAGCAGATTTTACTTCATTATTATCCATAATTGTTTCCTCTTATTTATTGTTTAAGTTTATTAGCAACTTTGAGAATTAAATCTGCTAATGTTTGTTTATCTTCAGCATCTCGCTGGTTTAAAGATTCAGATAATGCTTTCGCACCAATCTTACTCTCTGTCCGAGAAAGTCCTCCTGCCTCACGCAAGATTTTTTCCCACTCTCGAATATTTTTAGCATTGCCTTTGACAGTTTCTATTAATGCACTTTCATTCATTGGAAAAGTGACTAAAGAAATTTCCATAAGATCAACTTCTTTAAGAGTTCTAACTCCTCTTTTATTTTCATTGTATCCTTGTTTGTCAGGGTCTGCTTTAAATCCTATTGACATACCATCTAATGCACCCATTTTTAAAAGTTCGTATGCTTCACGACCTTTTTGAGTACCCATAGCCAGTTGTCCTTTAACATATAAACCTTTGTTGTCTTCATACATATCAGTAAATATTCCGATAGGTTCGTCAGTTTTATGTTGGTATAACATTTTTACTTTAGAAGCTGGTCTTTTAGTTAATGATTTAGTGAAAGCACCTTTTTTCATAATATCATTACCTTGATCTTCATTACCAAAGATAGAACCATAACCAGTAAATACACCTTGTGCGTCTGATTTGATTTCTGTTTCAAATGTTAAATGTTTTAATTCTGTATCACATTGACAAATACCATCGTCTTGACAAACACAAACACTTTTCTTTTTAGGTTTCTTATGGTATTTATCTTCTTCTTCTCCATAACCTTTGCTAATAGCTTCTTCATAAGCATCATGAGTTCCGCATGGCATATAAATAGTTTTACCATCTTTATCCATTTTATGTGTTCCTACACAACCAATTTCTTTTGCTTTTTCTTTAGCATCGTCTATGTTATCGAACTGATCTTCTGCTCTTGATACTTTTTGCATATCATCTTCTTCCATAGCACTTGTATCTATGAATGCTTCTGATTCAGGTTTCTTTGGTTTAGCATTAGAGCCATCACCATATTTTGCTTTAGAAGATATTACATCAGTTAAACTTTTTATAGCATCTCCCATCTTTTCAATATCACTCATTGAATATTCCTCCTTTTTGTTTTTAAATTGAGAACTACATACTGCAAGTCTTTGATCAGCATTGGGATATTCGCTAGTGCTAGTTTCATCACGCATACATCTTGACATGAAATCCTCTCGTTTCTCTTTATCTTTTGGTTTTACTAATGGCATTATTTACCTTTTTTTATTTTAATAACCTTATTACAACATTTAGTGAACCATTTGTATTTATCATTTGATCTACATAAAGCTATTCCGATTATAATTCCTATTACATATTCCATATTATTTCTCCTTTATTGAAAGTCAGGTGTTCTATAAATTACAGCACACCTACAATTAATTGTTTCTGCTGGCGAACCTTTTGGATCTCCAGGATATTTTAATCTATCACCACCTATTACAAAGTTTTCTTCCAAAGGAACTTTTTGTCCAGAAGCAATAGAATGTGTTAAACGAGTACGAGCATCTTGAATAGCTACCCACTCTTTGTTAGTGTTTGAAATATTCATATTCACTGCAACTTGCTCATTAGCGAAAGATGCAACTCTATGAGATTCAGTTCTTGATATAAGGTTTGCTCTGTACGCACCCATACCTAAAATCATATTTCGTAAGGCAACTCCAGTTTCCTCTGTAGATAAACCATCATTGTAAGAATTAGAAATAACTTTTGCCATTCTTTTTCTAGTTGTTTCATCTATTTCAGTAACCCAAGTCGCAGTGTTTTCGTCAATAAATTCTGATAGTGCTTTATCAAAATCATCATCAAATGCTTTTAAAAATAAAGTTCCTAAAGCATAATCTCTAAATGCGTTTCCTATAATAGTGTATTGTACTTTAAAAATTAATTTTAAAATATCTGCTTGTTTTCTTATTTCTAAATCAAGCATTATTTGACTACCATATATATATGCTTCTTTAATACCTAAAGCATATTGTTTAAAATAATTTTTTAAACTATTAGACCATTGTTTTTCAAAAGGTCTTCTTAATCTATCTTGTTGATACCATGTTCTTTCTTTAACACCTTTAAATATTTTTAATTGTTTAGAGTTAAAAAACATTAGTGTATCGTTGTGTTGGTTGGTATCTTTAATTCTTCTATTTCTTGCAAACTATCAAAAAGTTGTTCAGGTGTAAAATCTATGCTTTTAGTTATAGCAATATAAGAAGCATGATTTAATGCGTCTTGTTTGTCATCAAAGTATCCTACAACTATTTTAACTTGATATTCATCAGTCTTTGGATTCTTTTCTATAAATAATCTTGACTCTACACTCATGTTGCTAATGGGTGTCCACTTGGTAATAAGTCTAAGTCAAACTTCCCACTCCTAAATTTACCTGTTCTGACTGCAAATAAAAAAGCATTTACTCTAGCATAAGCCCATTGATCTGATGAAGTGACTCCTGGTCTAACACTTCCTGGATTTGTATTATAAGCACCAACTCCTCTTCTAAAAACAGCACTTAACATTCTTAATGTCACTCTTTTGCCTTTTTTATCTCCATGCTTTTCATTATGTTCTTCTACTTTTTTTGTAAGACCTTTTTTAACAGCTTCTGAAATTGC